GAATATTAAATGTCTTCAGAAGTCGATATCTGCAATACCGCACTAAACATGATTGGTGCGTCTAATATTATTTCACTCACTGAGGACAGCAAGTCTGCACGATTGTGCAACCAACGATATGAGCCCACCCGCGATTCAGTGTTCAGGGCTCACCCCTGGAATTGTCTGATCAAGCGAGTGGAGCTATCCGCTGATACTGTGGCCCCGGCATTTGAATATTCTTATGCTTACACCCTGCCATCAGATTGTTTGCGCGTTTTGCAGGAGCAGTACCTCGACTCAATATTTAAGGTCGAAGGCCGCAAGATTGTGACCAACGATAGTACGTTTAATCTTGTTTATATCGCTCGTATTACAGACCCAAACGAATATGACCGTCTGTTGGAAGATGCCCTGGCACAGAGGCTGGCGGCTGAAATGGCCTACCCATTGGTCGCCTCATCAGCGTTAAGCACCAATATGTTTCAGATGTATGAGATGAAACTTAAAGAAGCCAGGTTCGTAGACGCGACAGAAGGTATGCCGGGGTCGATGGATCAGGTTGCTGACTACGGCAGCATTGAAGCCAACACCTTTATTTCATCGAGGTTCTGATAGATGGCAAAAGCTGCCGCCGCACTAAGTAACTTTACTGCCGGCGAACTGTCGCCACGGCTTGAAGGTCGGACAGACGTTAGTAAATATTTTAATGGCTGTGCCACGCTTGAAAATATGTTGGTGCATCCGCATGGCGGTGCCGCTCGCAGACCGGGATCAATTTTCGTTGCGGAAGTTAAATCGAGTGCGGCTGCGGTTCGGTTAATTAGCTTTGAATTTAACGTCACGCAAACTTACGTGCTGGAGTTTGGAAATAATTATTTTAGGATTATGCGCGATGGTGGCGTTGTCAGCAGCGGGGGTTCGCCCGTCGAGGTGACGACTACCTATACGACGGCGCAGCTTGGTGGTCTAAAGTTCGCACAATCGGCAGACGTAATGTATGTGGTTCACCCGGATCACCCGCCTCGTAAAATTACAAGAACAAGCCACACCGCCTGGACATTGACCGATGTTGTGTTCACTCGTGGCCCGATGCAAGACCCTAACCTGACTGCCACAACTTTAGTGGCTAGCGCACGATCAGGCAGTGTTACCGTTACGGCAAGTGCTGATTTGTTTGCATCTACAGATGTCGGGCGTTTGATTAAACTCCATGAGGGGTACGCAAAGATAACCGCATATACGAATGCGACCACGGTGACCGCTCTGACGCAGGAACGCGAAGATGGTTTGTCGGAGCTGCTGCCAACGTATGCCAGCAATACGATCAGCTTTCACGAAGGCGACCCGGACAGTACTGGGCTCGAACACAATGACAGGTTGGTAGACTCAGCCAAGGCGTTCAAGACGCAGGGCTTTAGCAACAATATGACGATCACGGCGAGTGGGGCTGGCACAAGCGGAAACAACAAAGATTATCTTGTCGTCTCTGTCACCGATGACACCATGCTCTTGTCACCTTCAGATGACGTAGCAGCAGAGTCGGCCAGCAATACGATTACCCTGGTAGGAAAATTAATCGCAAGTACGAGTTGGAGTTTGGGGGCGTTTTCGCCAACAACGGGCTATCCATCAACAGTCAGTTTTTATGAGGAACGGCTTGTTTATGCGGCAACGTCTACACAGCCACAGACATTGTTCTTTAGCCAATCAGGTGACTTTGATAATTTTCAAGATGGGGTCAATGACGCTGAGGCGATGATCTATACCATTGGCTCAAATCAGGTGAATATCATTCGGTATCTTGCCAGCAATCGTTCTTTGGTTGTCGGCACATCTGGCGGGGAATTTGCAGTTCGCGCTGGTGCGTCTGACCAGGCGTTAACCCCTACAAATATTCAAATTAAACGACAGGCTTCTTATGGGTCTGCCGACATTCAGCCCATACAATCCGGCAACGCGACACTATTTGTGCAACGGGCAAAGCGGAAACTCCGCGAGCTGACATACAACTTTGATTCCGACAGTTATCAGGCACCTGACCTGACGATACTTGCAGAGCACATAACTGAAACAGGTATTAACGAAATCGCCGCAATGCAGGAGCCGGACAATATTATCTGGGCTGTCTTAGATGATGGAACCTTTTGCGGGATGACGTACCGCCGCGAAGAAGAGGTCGTTGCCTGGCACCGTCATAAATTAGGCGGCACGTTTACCGGCGTACATTCAAGCTTTGCGACAGGCACATACGCCTATGGCATTGTTGAAAATGTTGCGACAGTGCCTGGCGACCTTGACGAAGATCAAACATACATTGTCGTTAAGCGCACTATAGGCGGTGCGACTAAACGCTACATAGAATATTTAAATCTGATGGACTTTGGTTCAAATGTTCAAGATGCTTTCTTTGTTGATAGTGGTCTGAGCTATACGGGTGTCGCGTCAACTGCCGCACAAGATCACAGCAACTCAGCTACCAGCATTGTCCTGGTAGATGGCGGTTCATTTGCTTCGAGCGGTATTATAAAAATTGGACCTGAGTTCATTACTTACACTGGCAAAAGTACACATACGTTGACCGGGTGCACCCGTGGAGCACATGGTACAGCAGCCCTTGCCAGCACCAGTGGTTCAGTGGTGACACAAGCGGCAATATCACTGTCTGGTTTGACACACCTTGAGGGACAAACGGTCAAGATTATGACCGATGGCTCAACGCATCCTGACAAGACGGTGAGCTCTGCTGCCATAACATTAGACCGCCCCACAACCTACGCTCATGTCGGTCTTGGTTTTACATCGACGCTGAAAACGATGAGGGTGGAAAAAGGAGCCCAGGACGGGACGGCACAGGGCAAGATCAAACGCATCCATGATGTGACGGTCAGGTTCTATCGTAGCGTTGGTGCCAAGGTCGGCAGTGCGACCACGCAAACGGATGTCATTCCATTTCGATCATCAGCCGATGAAATGAACCAGCCTGTGCCTTTATATACGGGCGACAAGTCGGTTGAATTTGATGGTGCCTTTGATACCGATGGTTTTGTGGTCGTGCAGCAAGATCAAGTTTTGCCGATGACAGTTTTGGCAATCTATCCAAGGTTAATCACCTTCGACGAATGAGACTTATTCCATTTCAGGTTGCACATGCTGACGAGCTGATTGCAGACGGGCTGAACAAAAACGCACCGCAATATAATGACACTACCTGGAAAGATTGGGCACGGTCATTTACCAAAAAAGGCATGGGCTTCAGCGGTGTTGAGAATGGTCATTTAGTCGGATCGGCTGGCTTGGTCAAAGTCTGGGATGGGGTTTTTGAGGGCTGGTTTTTGGGCGGCTGGAGACTTCACAACAACAGGTTTGCCGCCATTCGATCTGTACGCCGTGAGCTAGATCGGATGATCGAAGATAACAACATCCATCGTCTGCAATGCGTGGTCAAAGCGGACTGGAACGAGGCTCAAAAGTTCATTGAATTTTTGGGCTGGGAGAATGAGGGCTTAATGAAAAAATACAGCAAGGATGGCGAAGATTTTTATCGCTATGCAAAGGTGAGATAATGAATCCAGCAATGGCCGCAGGGTCAATCATGTCTGCTGCTGGGCAGGTTAAAGCCGGAAAAGCTGCAAAGGCCGCCGGGCGTTATCGTCAGCAAGTCCAAGAGCGTAATGCTAAAGTTGTTGAGCAAGAAAAACTCGTTAGGCACCACAAAACAGGCGAAGATATTGTTCGCTTTCGCGAACAGATTTCTGCCACACAAGGCACAACCCGTATGGCACTGTCAAAAAGTGGTGTGCGAACAGATACAGGCACGGGCCTTCGTATTCTCATGGAGAATGCGCAAAGGGCTGACGAGGATATCGCCACGGCATTTTATAATGCTGAGCTTGGCGAGCGAAGCCTTGATGAAAAGGCACAGATGATGCGGCTGCAAGGTAACCTTTCGGCCTACGAAGGCCGGATGCAAGCCAGTGCTTCTTATCTTAAAGCTGGCAGCTCGTTAATTACCGGGCTTTCAAAAGCGTCAAGGTATTCATAAATGAAAATCCCTTTATACAAACGCCAGATTGAGCGTTCCGCGAAGCCAGCCGGGGCGGTTAGCAATATAAGTGTAAATACCGCTGCATGGATGGCCCCTGGTCAGGCCGTAGCGCAGGTTGGCGATGCTGTCCAAAAATGGGCTTATGAGAAAGCGGAGCTTGCAGCAAAGACTGAAGCGCATAACGCAGCAACTGCTTTAAATGACGAGCTCACAAATATTTCTCGTGATTTGTTAAAAAGCAATGATCCAGGCAAAGCAGATGAGGAAGCCGAAAAAAGGTTTAAGAATGCCTACAGTAAGCACTTAAACGGCAAAGCCCTTACAAGCAAAAGATCAAAAGCATTGTTTAGGCCAACTGCGGAGACAGCGTGGCGAACAAGTCTATCTAGTTTTAGAACTAAAAATGATCCCAGAATTTTAAAATTTAATGAAAACAGGATTACAACTGAAGTAGATGGAAATGTATTTGCGGCGAGTAATCCGGCAACACCTGCCGTTCAAGCGTTAAGAGCAGTCCAAAATATATTTGGTGGTGAAGGTAGGGTGGGTATTTTGAATAGCCCAGAAACCCAAATGCTGCTTGGCTCTAGTAAAATTAAAACTACCAAAAAAGTTGCTGCTGAAAGAATATTTGAAGACCGGGCGATGGCGTTGATAAATGGTTCAACGGAAATAATACAAACGCCAAACGGTTTGGCAAAGTTAATAGCCAACGATCCAATTTTATCTTTGGTAGAAAAAACGATTGGCAAGGCCAAAAGCGGAAAAATTCAAAACGAATTGTTCAAGCAAGCCAGGGTGCAATCTGACAAATTACTTGCCGTAGCGGATAAGAAAATAAAAAGAGAAAAAGCAGAAGTCATAGAAACGCGCAAAAGAGTCACTGATGGCTTAATGACTCGAATTATAGCGCAGAGAACGGACCCTGCAATACGGAAAGTCGTTACACCAGCAAACCTTAAAAAAGCTCTCGACGAAAGAAAAATTAAACCCCTGGGTTACCAAAAACTTATGAAGGCACTTGAGGGGCGTGACGCAATTTATAATACCGCTTTCACAGATGAAATTTTACAAGATATTTATAATTCAGTCGATTTAGGTGATTTAGCTTATCATCGTGAACGAACCGTCGAAGCATTTAATGACGACGAAATTGGAATAAAAGCCCGTGATTATATTTTAAAAACAATTAAGAACGCAGAAAAAAACGAGCCTATATTCCAAGAGCAAAAAAAATACAAAAAGTTACTTACTCAAACTTTATCACCTGCTGGGACATATAGACCTGCAGGTAAAAGCGACGTAATAAATTTAGCAGAAACCATGGCAGTAGAACATTACAATCAATTAGTAACAAACGACACTAGGCCGCAAGAAGCTTATTACAAATCGTTATTTTTATTCACAAAGAAAAAAAAGGATTTAGTTTTTCAAACGGCTAGGGGGTTAGACCCTAAGATGCTGGAGTTATTGTTTCCGCCTCGACCAGGGGCGGACGGACAACCCGGCGTTTTTTCCATTTATAACATCACTTCTAACGACGTAAGGAAATTAACACCTGAGAGAATTGCAGCGGCACAAAATGCCTGGCAACAGTTGGCAGAAGGAAAGTTGCCCGAAGGCGATGTGCAACCAGGCCCAAAAGATCAATTACAACCTTCTGAATTACGACAAAAGCAATTCGAAGGAGAAGTAAAGGATAGGCAAATAAAACGCATGTCTAAAGCAGAGCGCATAACAATTCGGCAGCTTTACGACATGGAAATTAGACTTGATGTATTGCGTACTTTTGTTGAAACAAAAAATTTAAACAAACAACAAGTTAACACGGCCAACGACGACCCCAAGGTTAAAGACGAGTCTTGGTGGAGTGAAATTTATAATTCAATTGTCGGAGACGATCCGACTAATGAACGAGCGCGAAAGCAAAACAAATAATGGTTAATATTCTTCCCACTAGCGTTTTAAATAACCTGCCTTACCAGACTAGCGACCCATCAAATTTGGACGATTGGTCAATAAGTTTTGGTTCGCCCCAAGACAGCAAAAATAACGAAGTAGATTTTGTAGCTAGCCATCATGCAAACGATGACCAGCTAAACTTTGCTAATTCGCAAACTGCAAAGATTATGGAAAACAGGGGTTATGACGCTGTTGCTTTGCAACGTATGAATGCTGCAATTCCGATATCAGAAGACGCTGCGGCAGAAGTCGGAGAGACAGAGCCTGGTAACCCAAATAGGCAAACCTTTTTTGATGAATCAAAGCTAGGCGACTTTGACGCTAATAAGCCTGATTTAAATAACCGCTATCGTGTTTTCTACGAAGCAGCAAAAATTGTGCACGATTATCACAACAGTCTCAATGAATACGATGCAAATTTTAAACCAAGTCCCAACTCGATTGGTCAACATGCACAAAACATGCAACGTGATAACGCAAGGAAAAGAACACCCGCTGAAGTTAGTCAATTCGGTTTACAGTTTGGCGGACAGTTAAATTATAATGATATTGCGATAGTTAGTGCTGCGTTAAAAAAGTACCCACCCGAAGTTGCTATTTCTATTGCCCATATTTTGCAGGAATATGACCGTCTTCCTAACTGGACGTGGGATGGATCAAAAAGAATGCTGGAGGGTTTATTAAGCTCTCCATCAACCTATGTCGGCGCTGGTTCTATTAAGGCTGTTTCTGGGCTGCTAAATCTTTCAAGTAAAAGTGCAGTACAAAAATCTTTAACTAAACGATTGTTAAACCTTGCAGGTGGGTCATCAATTATTGGTGTCGAAGGCGGCACCTACACAGCCATGCACGATATCATACACCAAAAACTAAAAGCTGGTGGCAGACCCTACAAACACAATATGAAACAAACATTGCAAATGTTTGGAATAGGCTTTGGTGCCGGGGGATTGTTAACCGCTGCGCTGCCGTTGAGTGTTGCGGGTGTTAAGTCGGCAAGCGAAACCTATAGGGCCGCTGGTTTAGCAAGAACAATGACGCAACCAGGTGTCTTGCGTTCTGGTATTGGTCCCGTGCCGCCAGCCGAAACTGCTGCAACAGATGTCAGCGAGATCGGTTTTTTCTCATCCGTCAGTCGTGCCATTGACAACCTGCCAATGGACAAAGGGTCCAGCGCACAGATGAGAGCAATGATTGCCAAGAGCGAAGGTGTCAAGCCAGAGGAAATGTCGTGGACCGGGCTTGATGAATTTCTCAAAGGTCGTAAGAACGTGACCAAGGCTGAGATCAGAGAGTTCATGGATGCTAACCAGGTACGGATTAAACAGGTTGAAAAAACCTCATACGGGCAGACCGGAGAACCAGAGAATTTGACATGGGGCGAGGCTGTTGCCGACGACAGTTTTGAGGCTTACGGCCACCGTGTAGACGATATTGAATATGAACTAGAAAGGGGCGATGACTTTTTTCTTGAAGATATTATAAGGCAGTTGATGAAGGATAACCCTAAGAAATATACAGAAATTGATCCTGATGGCGGCAGTGCGTGGGCCAATAAATTACGCAAACATTTTGAAGAGGGAGGCACTGTTTCTGACCTTGATGACAAAATGCGTTATGACGTAAACAATGCCATTGATGGTGTTGCTAAAGCCGAATACATGGATAATCCCTACGTTACAGTAAGGGACGGGACAGGCCATTACGACATTTATGGAAACGATGATGTAGGGTATCAGATCACCCGGCGAAGCGATGGCGCAAGAGTTAATGACACCGAAATATATTCACTCGAAGAAGCAAAAATTCAAGCTTACACAGACGGTCTTGATTACGGATATATTGGAGGTCAACTAGACGAAGGCGATACGCTGTTCAGTGAATACACACTCCCCGGCGGCGAGAACTACCGCGAGGTGCTGCTAACTACGGGACCGCGCTTGGAGAATTATCCAACTCGCGAAGCGTACAATGAAGCTATTAGAGCGCAAGACGCTAGAGGTGGACCGTTTCAGCAAGGCCACTTTGACGAAGCTAACGTCCTTGCCCATGTGCGCTTAAATGACCGCACCGGGCCGAATGGTGAAAAGATATTGTTCGTTGAAGAGGTGCAGAGCGATTGGCACCAGAAAGGCCGCAAGGAAGGTTATAAAACGCCGGGACCTCAATTTACTGAACCTTTTCAAGTTACAGAACAAACAGAAGGTCTTGCTGCCCCTAGCAATTATATTCTCTATGAAGTGCGCGATGCGAATGGCGAATTTATTACAAATGTCGGATCAGAAGCAGCCGAAAATGCTGATCAGGCTGTTGTTGTAGCGCAAGGAAGAATTAGAGATAAAAAGTTAGTTCGTGATGTCCGTGTGCCAGACGCACCACTTAAAAAGAACTGGCACGAAATGGCAATGCGACGGGTTATTCGCATGGCTTCAGAAGAAGGCTATGACTCTATCGCCTGGACACCGGGCCAGTTGCAAGCTGACCGTTATGATTTAAGCAAACATATTGATGCGTTACGAGTTGAAAAAATACGCGACGGTGAAAAAGCGGGTCAATTTCTTGTGGCAGGACGCAAGGGAGCCAGCACTCATTCTAGTTTTCAAAAAGCAGTAACAGAAGAAGAGCTGCCAAATGTTATTGGTAAAGATTTAGCAGCAAAGGTTGTTAAAGACGCGCCAAAATATCCCGATGGAACAGAGTACACTGGCCTTGATCTAAAGGTCGGCGGCGAAGGCATGAAGGGTTTTTATGACAAGATCATTAAAAACTATGCTGAAAAGTTCGGCAAGAAATTCGGTGCCAAGGTTGGGGTCACGAAAATAGGCGATGGTGATGAAGTCTGGAACCTTCGGATTACGAAAAAGATGCGCGATAGCGTGATGAAAAAAGGAGTGCCCCTGTTTGGGGCTGGGGCAATAGCCGCAGGGACAGACAAGGACAATAACCAACCCGCTTTATAGCGGGTTTTTTAATGGAAAAAATATGCTGACACCAGACACCAACGAATTAGTCTACGGTCCTGACGACAACCAAGGTGATGCGCTGTTTCCTGTCGATCCGAAAAACCGTTTAGTCCCGCTTGATCCCGATGTTGTCACCAATATGAGTGACAATGAAATTAAAGTTGCAGGGCCGTTGAGTAATGGTGTCGGCAGAGCTATTGGACGGGCAGTTAAGCCGTTTGGGTCTAATACCTTTGGCGATGCTTATACGATCTTACAAGAAAAGATAGCGCGTGATGCAGCAGAGAAAGAACGCGCAAGGGTCGGAGCACCGCCCTTAGAGGTTGCGGCTGACGCTTTAAAGCCCAAGCAGTCCGCAACGATGATGGACCCGCGAAAACCATTTGATGGCAGTGTTCCTCCGCCAGTAGGTCAAACTGTCGTTCCACCTGTCGAAATGGTGCAACCGCCACCGTCTTCATCAGCAACTAAAACTACAGGCTTAGTTGGTGAAATGAATGCTAAGGATGGCTACACACGCTGGCTAACACTTGGTGACGAAGAACTAGACACCGTAATAAAGGGTGCTTTAAAAGACCCCCGCATTGATGATGGCATGATTGCTGGCATTCGTGTCCAATCAGCAGACGGTACGACCCCATTACCAGGGATGGAGACAAAAGTACCAGACGAAGGCCACATCTATAACATCTTACAAAGTTCCGGCGATGTCGTAAAAAGTCAGTTAAAGAACAAAAGCCCTGACGAACTAAAGCAAATTTCGTTGCAACAAACTGAGCAAATGGCAAATCTGCTTGGGGTAAATCCAGAAAAACTGAAGGACCAAATATTTGGTGGTTATGCCAGGATTGGCCCCAGCAATCCAGGCGAGCTTGCGGCTCGAATGGTGGCAAGCAAAAATCTGCTTGTTGCAGAAATACGGAAACTTGATGAGCTTGTTGATATTGCTGCGGAAGAGGGAAGCGACAAAGCCCGTTTTGCAGTTAAGCAACAAGTGGAACTGGTCACAAATTTACAACGTCATTTCATGGGCCATAAGACAGATATTGCGCGAGCATTATCGGCAATGCGTATTCCAGTTGATGGCGACATGGCACGGGTAAATGCTGATTACGCCAAGATGCTCGATGATATGGGCGGAACAGACGGCATTGACGCTTTTATTGATGGTTACCGTAACCTGCCGGATGCAAACCAACGGCTTCAATTTGCTACTAAGTCATCACGGGTGCAGAGAGCTTTAGATGCTGTCCATGAGGTGTGGCTCAACAGTTTATTAAGCGGGTGGTTTACGCACGTTAAAAATACAGCAGGTGTTGTTGCTGCAAACGTAATGGAAATAGCAGAGCTTGCTGCAACGGCCACTGTACAGCTTAGAAAACCGTTGATGGGTGAAGCAAGAGAGGTGGAATTTGGCGATGTAGCTGCGATAATATTTGGTCAAATGATGTCAATGCGCGAAGCTTTTACCGCAGGAGGTACGGCGTTCATTAGGCGCGAAGAGCCCTTTCAAGGTGCGAAAATGACATTAATTTCTGGCAGCGGAAATCCGTTGAAGCGAGCTGATGCGTTTTCATCAGAGGCTCTTGGAAACAATAGTTACAAAACATTTGTTGATCTTATGGGCCACGGTCTGACACTGGGTCGTGCGCCAGTGCGAGCACTTATGGCTGAAGATGCTTTTGCAAAGGTAGTTGCATATCGTGGCTCGCTTTATGAACAAGCGTATGTTTCGGCTAGGCGGCAGGGGTTAAAAGGCGAACAGCTTAGCGAAGCTATAGCGGAGTTCGTTTTTAATCCTCCACGCGAGGCGAGAGATACTGCGCTAAATACAGCGAAATACATAACACTGCAAACGGATATGGAAGGCGCATTAAAGGGTTTGCAAAAGTTTTCTGGTGGTCGGTTTATGCGGCTTCTTGTGCCTTTCTTTAAAACGCCAACGAACGCATTTTTGTGGGTCGCTGAGCGTTCTCCATTTGCAAAACTTGCTGGTATGTCGAGATATAAAAAAGCCCAAGAACAAGGGGGCCGTGCTGCCGCAATCGCAAACACTCGCATGGTAATGGGAACTGGAATTATGGCTCTTGCCTACCAACAGTGGGAAGCTGGAGACTTTACTGGCGGACTGTCAGCAGACCCATCTATGAGAAGAGCTTACGCACGAATGGGTGTGAAACCATACCATGTGCGAATAAACGGCAAATATTATAACTACGGTATGCTTGAACCTTTCTCAACAATGATCGGTTTGATGGCAGACGTTAATGAAGTCGTTAATCATCCTGACACAGACGACAAAACCAGCCTTGAAATTGTTGGAGCTGCTGCGGCGACCATTGCCTACAACCTGACAAACAAAACATTTATGTCGGGCATACAAAGTTTTTTAGACGCTAGCAGAAATCCCGGCAGATTTGGCGCAAGGTTTATTGAAAATTATGCAAAATCAATCGTTCCTGGTAGCGCAGCTTTCAATGAAATGCGTAAAGGCTTGGATGAGATGCAGCGGTTTCGCCGCACCCTGACAGACGAATATAAAAATAGACTACCGGGATTTTCTAAAGATTTAGAGCCAGCACTCGATTTATGGGGCAGACCAATACCAACTGGCTCTCGTTGGTCTACGCCTTATAAACCAAATGCTGTTGATGAAGAGATTATAAGAATAGGTGTAAATCTTTCTAAGCATCCTACCACTGTCCCAAACCTTGATGGCGAATTAAGTGAAAAAGAAACGCACTGGTATCACAAACGTGCGGGAGAACTTGCTAGGGCCAATTTAGAAGCGTTGGTCACTAACTCTGATAAAGCATTAGACAACGAAAAACTTAGCGAATGGTTTGATCCAGAATTAAGCGAGGAATACGCAAAGTTAAAAAAAGTAAGTTTAGCGGGTGACAAATTAGCAACAGACGAATGCGCCAAACTTATAAAAGCTGTTTTGCTGGCATCAAGACAACAAGCACGAGGTGAGCTGCTTACAACTTCTGAATATGCCGAAGGTATAAACGAACAGATTGAGAAAGACATGGAAAAGAAACGAGTTGAAGCAGAGAAACTTGAAGGAAAAATTCAATGACCGTCTCCACGACCACTATAAAAAACAGCTACAGCGGTAATGGCTCCGCTACGGCTTTTAATTATACTTTCAAGATTTTCGCTTCAAGTGAGCTGAAGGTCTACATACGGACCACAGCCACGGGCGCAGAGACGCTTAAAACGGTGACCACGCACTATACTGTCAGCGGCATTGGCGACACTGGGGGAGGCACGGTCACCTTCACGAGTGGAAACGTCCCAACCTCCGCTCAGCAGGTTATCCTGGTGCGTGACACGCCTCTAACGCAAAGTACGGATTACGTCGAAAATGATCCGTTCCCTGCCAGCTCCCATGAAGACGCTTTGGACAAGCTTACCCATCAGATGCAAGAGCAGCAGGAAGAACTGGATCGGTCATTCAAGGTTTCGAAGACGGTTACTGACCTGACTAGCTCTGAGGTGGTCGATGATGCTGCAACCCGTGCTTCAAAGCTTTTGGGCTTTAGCTCTAACGGTGCAAGTTTCGCTTACTATTCAAATCCAGACGTTGACGCTGAAGTCACCGCTATCGGTGGTCTGACCTCTGCTGCAAACAAAATGATCCGCTACACGGGCTCAGGGACGGCTGACCTGATTGACTACAAAGACGAAGACGACATGGACAGCAACTCAGCGAGTGCAGTTGCCAGCCAGCAATCGGTTAAAGCCTACGTGGATAGTGGTACGGCGACATTAACCAATAAGACTTTGACCGCACCCAAGTTTGCGGATGGCGGCTTTATTGCTGACGCAAATGGCAACGAGCTTATCAAGCTGGAAACGACTTCATCTGCGGTCAATGAATTGTCTGTGACCAATGCTGCCGCAGGAAATGCAATAACCCTGTCGGCTACAGGCGGTGACACAAATATCGATATTGACCTGACACCTAAAGGCAGTGGCGAGATCAACATTGCCGCTGGAAATTTAAACTATGGTGGAACAGCGGTAACATCGACAGGGGCAGAGCTGAACATTCTTGATGGTGTAACGGCAACGGCATCTGAGCTAAACATTCTTGATGGTGTGACGGCAACGGCTACAGAATTAAATTTAATTGATGGTGTCACGGCGACCACCGCAGAACTTAATTATAGCGACACAGGTGCAGCAGTTGGGACTGTCGTTGCATCAAAAGTTGTAACTGCTGATGCTAACAAAGATGTGGCTTCTTTTAGGAACATTACCCTGACAGGCGAATTGGATGCCGGGTCACTGGATGTTAGCGGTGACGCAGACATTGACGGCACCTTGGAAGCTGACGCGATGACGCTGAACGGCACAGCGATAACAGACACTGCCACTTTGAGCACAGGCATATCGAACAACAATGTTCCAAAGTTCACCAGCGGTGTGGCCGATAATGATTTTCTGCGTGTCGATGGAACAGCTATCGAGGGACGGTCGGCATCAGAGGTTCTCAGCGATATCGCCGCAGCTCCGGCGGCTGGCAGTTCAAATGTTGTAACTACGGGTGCATTGAATAGCGGATCGATTACATCAGGTTTTGGAGCCATTGATAACGGTTCGTCGAATATTACGACGACGGGGGACATTTCTGGCGGCACACTCAATGCAACTAGTGACACTTCTGCTGGAGATAATGCGGCAATCGGATATACGAGCACAGAAGGTATTGTGATTACAGGACAAGGCTCGACAAATGACATAACTCTGAAGCGAGATGACGATACCGCAGTATTAGAAGTGGCAACTGGTCAAAGTGATATTGAAATTACTGGTGGTAACATATTTTTTGGAACTGCAAATAAAGGTATATATTTAGGAGTTACATCAGCTACAGCAGCTAATCTTCTCGACGACTATGAGGAGGGAACTTGGACAGCAACCCTTACGGGTTCAACTTCAAATCCAAGCTCGGCTGTGACGGTGACCGGCAACTACACAAAAACAGGAAATCTCGTTTGGGTCCAAGCAAATTTTGGTGGGGTCAATAGCACCGGAAGCGCCGGTGCGATTCGAGTTACCGGACTTCCCTTCACTCCCAGTCCGGGAAGTCAACACTCGGGAAGTGCAAGCGTACACACAGGCGCGACTATCGCCAGTGGCGTTTGCAATATTTCGCCAAGCTTCGAAAGCTCTTATATAACTTTTTATGCCAGCACATCAGAAGCTAGTTGGGCAGAGATTACGCACAACGAAGCAGGCGCAATGTGGTTATACTTTAGTGGAATATATAAAACTTAGGAAATAATAATATGGCTATTACAAAAGAAACTGAACTATTTAAAATCGACTCTAACGCAACCACAGGATCAATTAGTGTAAGAGTAGATTTCATTATCAAAGAAGATGGGGTTGAAATATCAAGAACACCCCATAGACATTCTATTATTCCATGTTCATCTGTTAAAAACTCTGACGGTAGCTGGACGCATACCAACACAGACATCAGTAACGAAGATTCTAAAGTTCAAGACATTGCATCAACCCTCTGGACTGACGAGGTAAAGCAAAACTTCGTAGATCGTGTCGAAGCTGAGAGCATAAATTGAAAAAATTGAGCATATTTTTGATGGCCGCCTTTTGGGCGGTTTTTTTATGCCCGTCTGTTAACGCGCAGGGTATGGCTTGCGCTGAAAAAAACCCGCGAAGTGATTTGCTCGAACAGCATGGGGAAGAGCTAACTGCTCAAGGCATCACGGCGACGGGGTTTCTGTTGCAGATTTTTGCTAACGAAGAAACTGGGACTTTTACTGTTGTCCTTGTTCCACCAGACGCACCTCTGTGGTGCGAGGGCGGCCAGGGCAAAAACTTTATGATAGTCAAAAAAAAAATCAGGGATTGAAATCAAATGGCCGCTCGCAAATCTCCCACTCAACTAGCAACAGAAGCACTCAACCTAATTGCAAAGCATGAGAAAGAATGTGGTCAACGCTGGGGCGAAGCAACATACGAATTAAAGAGCCTAGCGCAGCAGGTCGAGAACCACAGTAAACGCTGGGAGAAGCTTGCCTGGATAATAATAAGCACCCTGTTGGTCGCAATGGTAACGACGTTTTTAAAAACCTTTTTTTAACTGGAGAAGAACATGGAAACTTGGATAGTTGCTCGTATTAAAGAACCCTCTACCTGGGCCGGTGTAGCCCTTGGGTTTGTCATTCTGTCGATGTTGACACAGGCCGGATGGTGCATGGCCGTTGCGGGTGTCTGCGCCGTGGGTGCTGTGCTGCTGAAAGAGAAAATTCTCTAATGGAATGGGCGTTAGCAACTTTTGGCGGGAAGTTCTGCT